CAGGACCAGTTGCTCCAGTAGCACCAATAAGAGATTCAAGCCAGCTTTCAAGAGTTCCTGAATAGCCTTGAGCTACAGCAAGTTGATAAGCACTTAGTCCATCAGGACCAATAGGTCCCTGAACACTTTCAAAAGGTTTACTTGTATCATACCAGTCATCAATTTCAAGGTCCCACATCCAGATAGTATCTGTGAAGCCAATAACAGCAGCATCACCAGGTAAACCTACGCCGTCAGGAAAGAGGTCAGTCCTTGATGAGACCCACGTTCTAAGGTCTTCAACTGTTTCAAAGTAACCAAGAACACGACCGATAGAACAAGACTCAGAAATAATCTTCCATTCGAGGCCATTCCATACAAAAGCTTTTCTAAGACCAATGTCATAGTAAGCCCAGTTCAGCTGAGGATTTTCAGGTGGTTCAAGGAAAGAGCCTTGCCACTCTAGAGATAGACCCCAAGGAGCGATTTGAGCAGTGTTACTCACGAAGAGTTGATTAGTAGGCTCACTTGCTGCACTGATTGTGCCACCGTATCCTGCAGAATCTGGATGTATAGATATGAGAATATCACCAACGTGTATGTCTACCTCAGAACCTGCAGGATTAAAGACTGAGCTGTAAGGCACTTCTGTCAAGACGCTAAAAGAGATTTCTGCAGATGTTAAGAATATAGACCTGCCGTCTACAGCTTTAAGAGATTCAAGCCATTGTTCTTCAGTGCCAGAATATCCTCGTAGTACAGCTACTTGATACGCAGATAAGCCGTGAGGACCAGTAGCTCCACGAGGACCTTGAGGACCTGTAGCTCCAATTCGTCCTGTAGCGCCTACGCCGCCAGTGCCACCAGTGCCACCTGTAGCTCCACGAGGACCTTCAGGACCAGTAGCTCCACGAGGACCTTGAGGACCTGTAGCTCCAACAGGACCAGATGGACCACCAGGACCCTGTCCACCAGCAGCTCCAGCAGGACCAGTAGCTCCAGTAGCTCCAGGAGGACCTCCAGGACCAGTAGCTCCACGAGGACCTTGAGGACCTGTAGCACCTACAGGTCCTGTTGCTCCAGTGAGCCCAGTAGCTCCCTGAGGACCTTCTCTGAGCCAGTTCAAGAAGTCTTGTTCAGAGCCTGTGTGCCCTTTGCGTATCCAAATGTCATAAGCTGACTCACCTCTAGGACCACGAAAGCCTTGAGAGTAAGGAGTATTGTCTTTCGAGAAAGTGCTCATTTGCGTCTCCAGTTAATGTCGGTTGTCTTCTTTTATAGGCTGCGTGAGATGAGAAGGAATAGACGCCCCAATCAGTTGCTCTACGACGTCTTTTTCAAGAGCGCCGATAAGATACAAGTCAAGCATCACTGCTTGATATGCTTCAGTCTTGCGCATGGCTCGCATTCTGCGATTGTTAAGAGAACAAGTTCTCATAGTATACCTGCCTTATGTAAGTACGCCTCTTTTTCTTTGAGTGTACTGAGTTTATTATAGCTATCTAGTTTACTACCAGACAGCATGTTCTTCGCAAAGTTATCGTACAGCTCTTCATCAGCTGATTTACCTCTTGACATAGCTTCTTTTTCTTCAAGGCTGTGAGCTTTTTCAGTAGCTGCTTCAGCTCGATCAGCAGCCATCTGACGTTCAAACTTTGAGCCTATGCGTATGCCTTCTATAGCGTATTCATATCGATATCGTGAACCTTCTCTCTGGCCTCGTATACGAATAATGTCCCAGAATCTCATTCCTAGAACATGACGTTGCTTACCATCTACAGCACTTATCATCGTCTGACCAGACGTTGCTAGATGTTTCAGTTCACTATATACTTCTTTTGGCACTCTGAAAAACACGACTACAGCGCCGTCTGTTGCAAACTCTACGCGTAGTAGTTGATATGTAGGCGAGTACTCTATATATGTTATGTGTCCTACACCTTCAACATCTTGAATACGATCAAGATTTTCAAAAGCTTTATCTATGTATTGGCTTATGTCGCTATAAGGGTCACTGCTTGGTGAAGCTCGATGACCTATGAAGTCTTCAAAGTCAGCATCAGGTACTTCTACAATTCGTCCATTGTAGAGACGTATCTTCTTGGTCTTATATTTTTGAGGCTTTGAGCCTTTCGGTATTTCACGATAGCCAGAGTCGAGTGACCATTCGACCCCCTGCCTAGCAAGGGTTCTCTTGGTCACTCGTTTATAGCCTTCTGACCAGGGTGAAAGCCCTGATTTTACTGTTGCCATGTTCTACGGGAAGGCGATATGACCGTTATCGTCTTCTTCTAACGCAGTACCGGCTAACTCTACAGTGATACTCTGTACATTTTCAATAGGTACAATAGTACCACGACTCAGTTGACCACCACCGCCAATCTCTGCATTAAGAGTGATTGACTCTGGTAACGACCTGTCATGATGTGGAGTAAGCGTTATACTGCGAACATTGTCCGCAGTAATAACGTTATCCAAAGAATCAAGATATGTTACGGTAATCATAAGCTATACCGTAGCAATATCAGTGATGGGCTCACGCAGTTTTACAACTGTGTAAGTATACGGATACTCAGTAAACAGAGCTCCCATTTCCTGGAGAGCTACTGGCATACTGTTTTTCGGGTGGCGGATGTTGTTGCCGTAGTTGAATGATCCGAGCTTTCCGTCGTTCATTGAAGGAGTACCAAAGATGATGCGGTTGGAAAGGTCCATTTTCGTCATGAGCTCATCTGGAATTGAGATGTCTTCAACACGCTTGGGCGGAGTCTTCGACCACAGTTCCTGCATGTACTCGTCAATCTGGAAGGTCGTGTTGTCCCAGCAGTTGTACGACAAGTCGTCTTTCGGACCGATGATGATAACATCAGTAGGCATGTTGAGGTCTTCAACAACTTCTTTGACAACCTGGTTACCGATCTGGTAGTCAGTGGTTTTTGTACCACGCTGCCATACAACAGCTCCCTGTACGAAGTTATCACGAAGTACGCGAACGTTATCGCCCTCTTCATAACCCATCTGAATCCGTGTGACCGGGTTCATCCAGACGCCAACTTCAGCGTAGGGCACAGTCGCTTTCGTTAGGAAAGCTCCACGCATAACAGCATCAATGATGTTTTCACCATCCTGCTGCAATACGAAGCCACCAGCCTGCTCTGTGCTGTACAGCAACCGATTTGGCTGGTCGCGGAAAGGAAGGTTGATACCAAGACGAGTCTCAGGGTCAGCAGGGTCTGTGTACCATGGGAAGAGGTCAGCAAGACCTTCCATAGCACCAACAACAGCTCCAGCAGGGGAGCCAGTGCCAGGAGCGCCAGTAGACGAGTACGAGGTGTACGAACCAGTGCCGGTAAATCGGTCGTAGGTTCCCTGGAACGGTCCACTTGCTACTATCAAGTCTGCAAAAGACCACGAGGTTCGGAAGGGGTCACCACCACCGACGACTTCTCTGTTTCCCTGTACTTCAAGGAACTGACCATCTTCCCAGGCACTTACAGCTGTACCACAGGGCAGAAGACTGAGGAGGCCAGGCTGGTTGTCAAGTACCATATACAGCTCAGCGACGTCTGTTGCTCCCCAGGGGGTAGCTTCCTGCGTTTTGATGAGCATGCGCCCACGCTTAAAGTTGCTCTGGAATACATTGATTGGCACCTTAATCGTGAAAGGCGTGTCAATGACAGGAGTGAACACGTTGTTTTGCGGATTGTAGCCTGCGGAAATTGAAGGAGCGAGGATGGACTCACGAATCTGGTGCAACACGCCATACTGGCCATGAATCGCGAAGTTTTTGAAAAGAGAAGCTACGTTGGTCCTCAAAGAGTGCATCCGAGTAGCATAGTCATTTTCAAATGTAGCTTGCTTTTCCTTAGTCTCGAGGTTGAGCATCATGTCAACATCAAAACCATCAGCTACTGTACCGTATGTTGCACGATAGATACCGTAGTCAAGAGAACCAGGCCTGTTAAGACCAACATTCTCACGGAATACCTGGCTGTTCAGAGTACCTCCTGAGTTTGTTACAGCCAAAAGCATCCTGTATTCAAATTTGTCATTGAACTTCCATTCGCGCTTTTTGGCACGAATAAGACGAACAACGTCCGACTGGCAAGGAAATAATCCATTTATCAGATACTCAAGAATGAATACCTGCTTGGTTAATCCAACCAGCTGATCTTGTGAAATAGGCATAGTCTATTCCTCCTATTAAAACTTTAAGCTGCCGATTAACTTCGCCAGCGCGTTACCATTTTTTGGTTCATTGTCTTCTATCTCGGGTTCCTTAGGCTTATCAATTATTGCGTCCATCTCGTTGTACGTGTCTTTACTCATTGTAGCCATACCTGTGTTCATCGGGTCTGATATAAAAGAAGCAGCTGAACTAGCGTCAGCAAAGAAGCCGTGGTCGGTTGCTTTTTTACTGTAGTGACGATACGCAAAACTATCGTCATTGTCTACAGCAGCAACAATACTGCCGTCTCTGAAGAATACTCGCATCTTACCTTTCTTCGGTTTCTGTCGCTGCATGATATCTACAGCGCCGAGCTGCTGCTCAGGTTCTTTTGGCTCAGAGTTAAACCTGTTTAAGAAGCTTGTCCTCTGCTCTTCAGTCATTTCCATGATCATATCATATAGTTGATCTTCTTCGATTTCATTGAAGCCGTCAGTTGCGTCTACTACACCGATGTCTGGCTCAGGCTCTGGCTCAGGCTCAGGCTCAGGCTCAGGCTCAGGTTTGACTGCGTCTTCAATTTCTTCAACACGGTCGAGATAGTACTTATCAAGATCCTCATCTTCTACGCCAGCTTCTCTGCTGTTTTCTACAGCAGCAGCTATAAACGTTGTCATTTCGTCCATAGAAGGAGCTATAACGTCGCCATTTGTCGTAAGAGTTACGCCAAAGCCATCTCTAAAAGCTTTTATAAGAGCTTTTGGGTCTTCTTCCTTAGACATGTCCATAAGGTTTTTAATAACAAAAGGCACTATTTGCCTCCTTTTATAGCGTCCAAGAGGTGCGACGCAGGCTTCCAACCTTTAGGTTCAGAAGAATGTTTAACTCTAGGTTTTACCTTGAAAGGTATAACTTTTTTAACAGCAGCATCGCTTACGACAGTATTAGGCAGTGGAGGTAGTGGCTCTTCACCTTCTGGAGGTAGTGGCTCTTCACCTTCTGGAGGTAGTGGCTCTTCACTTTCTGAAGGCAGTGGTGGAAGCTCTTCATTAAGAGCTGCATCTACGTCAGGTTCTTCAACAATGCCGTTACCTCCAGTAGACATATCTTCTCCAAGAGCCGCTGACACAGCTTCCTGGACGTCTTGTACTTCGTCTATAAGCTCGTTAACAGTGTCACGATCGGCTTTGATTTTGTCAAGAACCATTGTTGCTTCTTCACGTATCTGGTCAAGAATCTCTTGTACAGCTCTGTCGGCTCCAACAGCTGCTGAAGAGATTCCTCGTCTGTTCATTTCAGCAAGGATAGCCATTCCTATCCCTTCATCACCAGAAAACATTGCGCCATATTTGTCTATAAAGCCTTTCTGCTCAGCTTCAGCTGCACGAGCTGCTTCTGCATTTTCAATGTTAGACAGACGCTCTGCAAGGTCTTCTAATGTCATAAGACTACCTCCAATGGTATACTATAATTATACACTACTGTTATAAAACTATGAATATACTATTTTATATGTATTTCATAGATCCGATTGTCTTAGCTAGTCTAGCTACTTTTTTAGTAGGGTCATGCGCTTTACCAAGATGTGAACCTCTTTCTACTGGCGAAACATCAGTCAAAAGAGCTGTATCTTTTTCAAGCTTACGTGTAGAAGCTGACTTACCTGTATTCAATTTTTCAACAAGTTTAGTAAGCTCTTCATCAGCTTCTCCTACGACACCTTTGAAACTCTTAACCTGCTTAATAACAGCAGGCCCTTGAGCAGGCGTAAGCACTTCTGCTACAAGGTCACCCTTAACGAAGAATGTTCTTTCAGGTGTTGTTTTTTCAGCTTTCCACATTATAAGAAATCTCCTATGCCAGGCCCATTAACATTATCAATACGCTGCCAAGAGCTTTTGTCACGTTTGCAAAATGCTTCAAAAGCATACTTAGCTTCGACTAGTTCAGCACTTACAGCCATTACAGAAGACTCGTTAAACGCTGCAAACTTGTCTGCAAGTCTGGCTACAAGATAACGAAACATCTCTGGACAAGGATACTCGAGAGAAGTGTCTGGTGTCCACCCAAGTTCTTTAACTCTGAATCTATTCTCTTTATTATCATAGTCATTGTGGTCCCTTATGATAACACCGAGGCCAGTTTTGTCGTTCCATTTACACTGCAGATACTCTACATTAGAATCTCGACCTGTAAACGCAAAAGGATTATACTCGTTAAAAAAGGCATTGTCGATGACGTTGCTGTAGAAACCAGATAGATATTTTTCAGTATATCTGTGTCTATACGTAACAAAAATATAAGGAAAATCACAAGATATGTATGTGATATCCCAGTCGTCTTCTGACCTATCTATGACTTCTAATAGATTGAATGTTTCACCTAAAGCAGCGTTCTTATGCTGCAGCTCTAGACTTGTGTATACGGGCTCAAGCTCACTCAGCTCTTCAGGAACTCTAACTAATCTATATAAGTTGTAATCGTTATTTTGAATAACTTCAACATCTTGTTCGTAGAGCTTAGGGTCTCTGTTATTTCTTGTAAAGAAAAGCATTGGAGCTGCAGGTACATAGTTTAACCATACATTCCTGCTCTCTGCATCTGGACAATAAAGATCGAAGCCAGAAAGATGGTACGTACTACGTGAACGCATATCACTCATTCCTGAAGATCTAAACACATCACGATTAAAACCAATAGGATCCTGAGCAGCGTAGATTTTAATAGTATTTTTAACAAAAGGTGGCAAATGTGTCAATTTCTTTGTCAACCGAACTGTATTAGAATAGTAGCCATCGTCTATCATAGCTATTCTATTATACAGGTCAGACCACGAGTAATTCAAGTAGTTCAAGCAATCAGACCATGAATAAGAGTTCATCGCTTTAGTCTGAGCAAGACGCATAGCGTCTTCAAGAGCGTCAGAGGCAAAAGACTTTACGTCTATTTGTAGCATTATTCACCTAACCTTTTGAGGCCTTCTTTAGCAGCGTCAACAATATCAGCTGCTTCAGTAGGAGCCATGCGGCTTATCTGAGAAAGACCTTCAGCGCCAAGCTCGACAAGTGTCTTATAGTGTATACGCTGAGCCTCAACAGGGTCAGTAACGTCTTTAAGCTTGTTAGCAAGAGCGTTAAAGAATATAGCATGCTCGGGACTGGCTGTAATACCACCGCCTGTCATGCTCGAGAAAGCTGAAGCTAGCAGAGGGTCAACAATAGTGCTACGAGCAATAAGATTCGCTTGTGTATGAGGTATATCAACCTCATGCAAGAAGCTCATGAATGAGCCATAGTGACGAGCAAAAGCCTGCTGCTGTCTAAGCAAGTCATACTGAAGTTGATAGTTAAAGATAGCCATGTGCTGCTGAATCTGAGCATCACTCATATTTGTAGATTCACGTAATTGTGCAGCAAGACGTGATTGAACTTGGTCTAAAGGTAGCCCTTTAAGGGCCTGCTGACGAGATACCTCAGCAGCTCTGACGAAAGTCTCATAGTCTCTTGACCTCGCTTGTTGTCTCATTTCTTCTGTCTCAATAGGCATACGATAGAGTTCACCAAGAGAACCTGTAGAGCCTGAGTACTGGCCGCCACGTAAAGCAACTCCAGAACGAAGCTGCTGCATACCTCTATAATATCTGTTGTTAAGAGCATCAGCAAGACGAGAATATCTCAGAGTTTCTTCCGGAGTCATATCACTTACATTACGTGTTCTGCTACCTCTGGCTAAGTCTTCTCTGGAGTTCATGTCAGGATTGCTCTCAAGCATGAGTCTGTTTTGCTGTACAGCTTCCTGATGTCGAGACCAATAGTCGTCATTCATATACTCAGGCTTTATGCCTTCTGGCTTTACAGAAGTTTCTTGATATTGCTTGCCAGGCTCAGGACCTGCACCGCCCTTACTTACATCATCTTGATAAAGCTGCTGTGACTTCTTTGGCGTGGCTTTTGTTTCTCCAGAGGCGTCTTCCATTATTTTGATCAGTCTTTCTTGAAACTCTGTCATCGCTGCAAAATCTCCTTAACGACTCTTTCGTTCATAAAACGATTATTTTGTCTACCATAAGCTATTATTTTCGACATTATCGGCGTCAGCTCTTTAAGGATAGGCTCTCCAACAGACCGTTCCCAAATAGGGTCATCTGCATGTATACCAGCTAATTCAAAAAGTTCAACGAACTTCTTATAGCCTTCTACAGTCTTAGAATCTCTATTTTCTTTTGTAGCTATGTCTTCTTCTATAGAAGAAGCTGCCTGTTTGTACTGAGTTTCAAGAGCGTTTACTTCTTTCAGCTTTTTATTTACTTTGAGCAGTTCACTAGCGTAGTACGCTGCATCTTGAGGTATGCGGCTTCTATGCTCATATATAAAGATGCCGTTGTGATCATTTTCTGGTACGAACATCTGCACATCAAGATTTGAATAGGGGCTTACGAATCTTTGAAAAGCTGTAGTTATGACACTCTGTTGATCAACTGTTTGATTTTCTTTAATCTGACGTATCAACTTACTACCGAATATTTCAAGTCGTTTCTTATAATCGAACAAATCCTTTCGCGGTATTCTACGAACGTCTATTTCAAGCAATGCTTCCTCTTGTGAAGAGGACCTAGGTATACTACTGGCACTCTCTTTCTCAAGAGACACTTTAACTGGAGGTAACTCCTCTTGTCGTTCATTTTCATCCAGCTGCTTGTACTGTGTTCTTTTAGACCATGGGTCATATTGCGTTTTATAGGCTACAGCACCAGAGCCACCAGGTACAGAGGGCTCTACGTCTAGCCACTCATCTGTCATCTGCAGCTGTTTGTTTATTTGCTCATGCTGCTTTGTAACTTTTTCAAGTTCTTTCGTATACTGACTATGCTTTTTTCTTGCTTGAGACGCTCTATTACCTGACTTCTCTTTGCCACTAGCATCCCAGCCTTCTTTCTTACTTTCTGAAAGCTTACGCCTGAGTTCCTCAGCGGTACTATAAAGAGCCTGACCTCTACTTTGTAGCTCATGTTTATTCGTCACTGTCTTCTAAGTCCTCTACCTTCCTAGCTAAATCAGCTATAGCTCCAGCATTCATCATTGCCAAACGACCTGTATCTACAGTTTTATAGCCAGACTCTTCGTCAGTGATGACTACAGCCTCATTTACTTTTTCAAGGTCCTGAGCCATAGGTCCTACATGGTGCTGTTCAAGGTCTATACTTGGATCAACTTTATGAGACTCTTCATTATACGTATACTCATAGTTGTGTATAAAGTCAGCATACTTGTCAAGTATGTCGTCTCTCCATATATCACCATCTTTGTTAAAGTCATAACCGCCAGGCATGTTATCGATAACTTTAGACAGCAGCTCAGTTTCACGAGCATTAAATGGAGCCCCTAGTTCATATGTATATTGAGCTATTTTACGTAAGTCAGGAACAGCTGCGTAGATTTCATCTCTTTCAGCGTTTGTTAAAATATCGCCATACTGCCTAAGCAGTACAGCAGCCATCTTTGGTAAACTTTCTTTCATCGTTGACCTACCATTGACTGAGTAACAACTTTCGCTGTTGCTGGATTAAGATCAAGAGCTTTCCACTTTGCAGCTTCTTCAAGACGCCTTTTATTAAGCCGCTGTTGAAGAGTTGACAGTCGCATAGCGTCAGAAGCATCAGACACTGAAGAGCCTACAGCGTTACCCATAACTGAAATAGCATTACCTGTGCCATGACTGACTGCAGCAATGCCCTGACCGGCTGCTGAACCAAGACCACCAATAACATCGCCTAGAGCAGCTGTAGGCGTTTTACCGAAACGTTCTATCTGCGATTGAGAAGCTGTTCCTAACTGTCGAGGAACCTGACTCAAAGCACTAACTGCATGACCAGCTGCTTCACCAGCTCCAGCAGTCAAAGAGCCTGCAGCTGTAGAAGCACCTTGTATACCACGGCCACTAAGTAGTAAAGACCAAGGAAGAACACTAGAGCCGACAGCTTTCGCTTTAGAGCCGACAGCTTTCGCTTTGTTAAGTACCCCTGCTCCCTTGCTTATAGCTTCTGCACCTTTAGCTGCGTCTTTAGCTACTTCAGCTGCTTTAGCTGCACCTTTAGCTGCTTCTGCACCTTTAGCTGCGTCTTTAGCTACTTTAGCTGCTTTAGCTGCACCTTTAGCTGCTTCTGCACCTTTAGCTGCGTCTTTAGCTACTTTAGCTGCTTTAGCTACTTTAGCTGCTTTAGCTGCACCTTTAGCTGCTTTTGCACCTTTAGCTACTTTAGCTGCACCTTTAGCTGCTTTTGCACCTTTGGCTGCTGCCATAACTGCGAGTTTTGCTGCGGCTGCAGCTTTTGCTGTCGTTACTGCTTTTGTTGCAGTAGCTTTAGCAGAAGGTCCCATTGTAGAGATACGAGACATTATCATAGCTAACGCTGGCGACATTAGAACCTCCTATGAACTACTTCTATAATACGTTTAATACGAGAGTCTGAAGGAATAATTTCTCCAGTTTCTCCTGACCATCTGCCTACATGAGCTCCAGCCGTAGACTCAGTACGAGAAAGACTAGCCGCATTTTTGCCTGTTAAATGATATCTCGTATTAAAGTCAGTCGCGTATTTTTTCCAAGCTTCATCTCCTTCTAAAAAAGCTTTTGAGAAGTTCTCTATTTCCTGTTGCAGCTCGTCATCAGAGACAATACCACGAATGCCACCAACAGCATTGTTAGCTCTTCTTACAGCTTGTACGTCCTGAATCTGTGGAGACTTTGGCTCTGGCTCTGCAGGTGTCTCTTCTTCTACTACTTCTTCTTCAGGGTCTTTTGAAACTGCTGGCTCTACAGACGTCGCTGTAGATAAACTACGAGCTGCTAAGTTGTGCTGTGACTCATCTCTAGCTATCTCGTTATGTCTCTCTGCTTCGAATTGACGACGTACAGATTCTTGTCTCTCTGCTTCAGCTTGAGAGGCTAAGTCTTCAGCTCTCATCTGTTGCTCATCTTGACGAGCCATATGAGTCTGTAGTGTAGCTGTAGGGTCTTTTACGTTCATAGAAGCCAGAGCTGCAGCGCCACCACCTGCAGCACCAGATATCTGAGACATTTTTTGATTATACTCTGAAGCGGCCCTTGCTGCTGCATCCTTGTCTGCTTCAACACGAAAATCTCTACCAGCTTTCTGGCGAGCTTTTTGTTCGTCTGCTTCAACACGTCCAGCATGCTTAGATGACCTTGCTGCGAGTTCTTTCTGATACGCAGCGGCAGTTGTATCACCTTTTTGCACTCCACCAATGATTTGCTGTGGCGTAGCTGTAGACATGATACGTCCAACTACGGACTGTCGAGGCAGAGGCTGTATTTTTTCTTCTACCCACTTACGACCATTCCACATAAAGCCATTTAGCTTTTGTCCGACAGTGGTACCTGGTTTTGTTGGTTTTGTCTTCGTAGTCATAATTCTCCTACTTACAGTTAATTATACTATATAATAGAACCTTTATGAATGTACCAGTTATAGCTCAGTCAAATCCTGTACATCTACCTGCGTGTGCAGAGGCTGTGTGCGTCTAGACGTAATATCTTTGCAAGCTAATCGAAGGTCTTGTATAGCTGTAATGCCATCACCCCATAGATACAGTCTCTCACGATTGCCAGTGCCATTATTAGACTGGAATCTGAAAGTGTAGTAACCTGCGTTATCTGAACGAGTAAAGCACTCTTTGAATAAGAACACTCTTGTTACTTCACTAAGAACAGTGCCGCCTTGTGTGACTGTCTCTGCTCTCATATTGACAGTAGCATACTCATTCGGTTTATATATCTTGTCCATCTGCTCTGTCCAAGCGAATGTGACAGACCATTCAAACTTACAGTCTGTTATATCGTCTATGCCTAGCATTGTTGTAACAAGACCTTTTGGATTATGCGTCCAGCCATGTATTGCATACCATGGTGAAGGAGCGATTATCGAGTCTTCAAGAACATTTCCAACTACATCGAAGTAGTTTAAGAAGTCATAGTACTCCCAGCCGTAGTCTCGTTTCTGATCATAGAAGTCTCGAGACACTCTTCTCCAGTTCTTTCTGTCATATTCTTCAGGGAATATCGCGCTGAACTTTCGACGGTTATAGTATACAATGTCTTCTATCATGTAGTCAAGGATTATAAAACGATTGACGATAAATCGTTTAGGTCCTTGATACACGAGGCCACCAGCCATAGACAACAGCTTATAGCCAGACTCTTCTGAGTAAATAGTCTTGTTCGGTGGAAATACTTCACCAAGAACATCTCTATCTAGTCGTACGACTATCGTCTCATCTTCACTGAGTAAAGCTTTGAAGATAACTTCTTGGTTAACGTAGTCCCAACGACCTTCTTTAAGATCGAGGAAGCGGTTCATGATATCAACTTTTCTTATCTCACGACCATCAGAGAAAGAATAGTACATACGAGTAGCTGGAGAAAAGAAGAAAGCTTCTCTTGTAGTTGCACCTATAAACGTCAAGCCTGCTGTAGCGCAAATGTCTTGTACAGCTATTACTCCATCTTGAGCATTAAGCTCACACAAGAACTCGTCAGTAGCTCTGTAAGGCTTTGCGTATATGTTGAAGTCTATTGAGTTTGGCGCCTTATATTGTGTTTGTGTCGTTCTAACGTCTGTACACAGAGACGTAATACCTTCAACAACATGCAGCTTATAAGGAGCTAGCATTCTTACCATTGCAGGAAGAGTACTCAGTTGATAACTATGCACTGGGATACTGAACCGCTGTAGATCTTTCTGCTCACCAGGAACGTCATTTTCAAGGCCTTCTCTTTTAGCAAAAGATTGAATGAGATTCGCTACTCTTTCCCCTGGTGAAAGAGACCGCATAGCAATAGAAGGAGGGCCTTCAAAGATGCCGAAGAATTGAGATGGCGGCAAGATATTACTTCTCTTGAAGTGGTCGTTAACCTGGAACTGATACTGCTGATATAAAACAGCTTTGTCCATGCCAGAGCCACCTGACCACTTCACTATACGATTACCTTGTCCATCAAAGCCATGGTACACAGACGCGTTTTGTACACAGTTCATTTTATTGATGTTCAAAGCTATCGCTTGAGGCGTTACAGCGTATGGTCGCAAGTAAGCATGATCGTAAAGATTCTTTATTTCCATAGCTACATATGAGGACGCTATGCCACAGAATGTAGGCGATATAACTATATTAGAAGGCGGCCCATCTATAAGCTTCGTATCATCACAGCTTACCCAGATAATCTCACCACCACTAGCTGTGACTCCAAGAAGCCATTGTGAGTCTAGCATATAGTCATGTATCGGCGGCGGGGCAAAGACAGCTGGTGATACGCCTATTTGTTCATTCTTAAACAAATCAGGAGATAAGAACGACTTGGCTCCTTCTACTACAGCCATGTTCTCTGGAGCTATAGCTTCTGTAGATACGCCTCTACACTTGATGTTAACAGACTTAATCTTGCCTTTCATAGGCAGGCGGCCTTTACCTTTTAAGAAAGCTTCATTACTAAAGCCTCTTGACCAGCCAGAAGTTCTGTTAAAAAACACTTCATGCTCACAGCCAGTAAAAGATATGTCTTGTTCATTACTATCACCTTGAGCATCGACTCTTTCATTCGTATAACGAACAGGCTTTGAAATACCAAAAGCTGGCCAGAAAAAGTTCATTGGCTTATTGCCGTACGTGTGAGTGCCTTCAATAGACATGCCGACAGTCTTCGGTTGCAGAGTACCTGCATTGTACGCTTTACCCGTAGAAGGTCCAACAGCGTCAGCTAGCTGTCCTATAACACGAAGTCCTTGTTTATTTACGACAATAAGAGCATTCATAACACCAGCAGCTGCGGTTAACGCTGTACCAACTACACTACCGATGTTAATAATTGGTCCAGGCATTGAGCCGATAGTAGCACCTGTCCATTTATCTGCGGTGCTCAACATTATTCTCTGTACAGCTTCAAATACAGCAACCTTAAAAGCAACTACGACCTCTGTAAGAGTCTTAAGAGTACACCAGTATCCAACACGTTTGCCTATCAGCTGAGTGTCTGTGACAGCTTGAGCAACACACTGTCCGATAAAGTTATGGTTAACGAAGCCTGGCCCAGCAAAGCACTGACAATTGTCACTTATAGAGTAGAACATGTCTAACGTGTATGACTGAGAGATAGTCGATTTCATAGAGATATTGAAGCCTGTAGAAATCAAGCCATCAATGATAGAGTCTGTGACATTGTCTATAAAGAACTGGCTAAACTTACGACCTTTACTATCGTTCGTAGACATTTGATTCTGAGCGGGATTTGCTCTATACTCAGTAGGCTGTGAGTCTGCAAACTCTACAGACTTCAATATAATAGATACCCAGGCACTAGCTTTATCAGCAGACTGCTCAAATGTTTGAGTATACTTGTCTACAAGGAACTTGATATCTTGGTCAGTTTTCCCGTCTGGTAAGTGGTCTTTAGTAGAGTTTCTCCACGTGTAAGCGTACTGGCCAAAGCTGTGATTAATGTACGACAGCATGACATACTTTAGATCAAGATAGAAAAGTAAAGGCAGCATTATTTCTGCTATTATACGTAGAGGTTTAGAGTCAAATAAAGACTCCATAAGGTTACCAAATGACAGTGGTGGTAGTACTAAGTCAAACAAGCCATTGGCTTGGAAAGAAGATGACTCATACCTACGTAAAGCATTAGACGTTAGACTGAGTTCTTGAGCCACATGTCTATTGTCTTCCCAAGTATAATGAGAAACTATACCACTAACTTGATTGTACACAAACCATACTGTAGAACCTGAACCATAGCACCTGTTAGGCAATATAGAGGCTGTGACATTAGGCTCGTTTGTTATGTGACGTGCTTCAAGGCTTTCTAAGTCTTTAATATCATACACTACTTCGCTAAAACCATTAGGCCCAGAAGAAAATACAGGTATCTGGCCACCCGTAAGGCTGCCATCAAGACCAACGCAGCCGTAACCATTGACTATGTCATATGCACCTGATGACTGGAAGCGGATAGTCCACTGTAACAAGCCTCTACTATACGCGAAGCCTAGCATGAACACGTCGTTTACAACAGTAGAACTTATGCTTGAAGAGCTGATTATTGAAGCTGGATTCAGCTCAATAAAAGCAGAGATTTGACCTGTGCGTAGCGCTTCTCCAAAAGGCAGAGTGATTACGTCGATATTAGTCGACTGCCAAAAACCTTCAGGATTACTAAAGTCAATAAGCTGCAGTGTAGTGGGGTCCAGACTCATGTAGAGCACTCGTATAGAGCCTATATTCATGCTGTAGTTGTGCGATGCTTGAAGTTTATATAGTACTGGATACGATTCCTTAGCATTTGACACAGCGTAATAAATATCTTCTATGCCAAAAAAGTTCTGATGAGGGCCATGCTTGTACACAGACCATTTGTTACCCATCCAATCGTCTATTTCGTCTACGTTCTTCTTCCATAAAACAAGCTCGTCTTGAGTTTTCTCGAGCACGTAGTCTTGACTAATCCACCAGTAGTTTTCAGTATCATCATCGTTAGACCAGAACTGCTTTACAAACTGCCTCATTCCTGTGAGATCATTCTTGTATATAGACTTTGGACTTGACTTATCACGTATGTCTTTAGTCTCATATAGTAAATTAAGCTTAGTCTCTTTATCTACATGAGCTATTCTATGATCGTCATAAAGATAGTTTGGTTCTACTTCAGAGCCTATGTTTGTTCCTGGGAGATCGAATGCTATATGCCAATACTTTTCATCTTCATTAAAGCTGACATTACGAGGGCCACTGACAATGCCGTCACCTTTCCGTTGAAAAATACCTTGAGGTATCAAGCGTACTGAAGCCGTATTATTTTCTGCTATGTAGTAACGAGAAGAAGTAAACTTGAGACTACTTTCTTTTACAATAGTGTGTACGTCACTACGAGCGTAAAAATCACCTTCAGTGTCTACGTCATACTCTACGTCAGAGTTTTCAGATGCTACGTATATATTACCAGTTTCATCTATTCTAAAAGAAGTATTTATTATCGACTGTATTTCTGTAGTGACAAAAAGATTGCAATCTTCGTCAAGTCTATACACGACGTCTATACCTTCATCAGCAGACACGTCTTCAACATTTATAAATGATACTTCTCTAGAACTGTGTAGATTAGACAAAGCTAAATCAATCTGCCCATAACCATGAGACAACTCTACGACGTCTCTCGTTTGAGAGAGTATATGCAAATCTGGTGTAGTAAAGCCACTTACACTGTGTATAAACGCAGGACAGAATACTAAAGGAAACTCTTCTAAAGACTTTAGAGTTACAACAAGTTTTTGTATTTGAGCGTCATAAGCTGGCGTTACATTTCTACTATTTTCATACGTGGATAGCTCTGTTGTTACACTAGTAGCAAAGCCTTCTAAAACATTAAACGTGAATGATATGTACTCTCTCTTACCTGCGTCTAAGTAGATTTTTAATGTTTGAGTAGACCCTCCTGAATATAGCTCAGTCACATCAAACGAAGGCTCAAGTCTATCAAAAATGTTTGTGTTGTATAAAGACCGTTTATACTCAGTACTAAATGACACGTCAACTATCTTTTTAGATATCGTGACTAGTCCTGTTATATGAGATACTGTACCCATACTTTGAGAAGGATAAAAAGGCTTCACTTCCTCTGAAGTAGCTAAAAAGTTAGACGGCGCATTTGGGGGACGGTCGTCTGCGATAGTCCATACAGGGTACATACCTGGAGATACTATTCTATTACCGTCATCATCTACAGCATTTTCAGGTACATTAGTAATATATAGTGGTAAAGACCCTTCTAATGACTCTAAAGCAACAGAGATTATTTGTTCATTGAGACTATTGCCTGTACTAACTGACGCTAATACTGGTCTAACGAAGTTTGTGCTAAAATAACCTGAGCTTTGGCTATCTATACGTACGCAGTTCGGGTAAGAAGCTTCTAGCTGAGACAATGTTATTACTTCAAAAGCTTTCGCATTTGAAGAAATAAGCCCTGGAGATTGTGTAGGCCTTATTCTGTAGAACGCATAACCAAGAATACACACAGGTACATATAGTGCTAAGATTCTATCTGAACTGCTATATCTCTGCCTTTTAGCAAGATTCATGTCTTGTTTATAGTTAAGCTTATTCAACATTCTATGATACTTAGACTCATAGCTAGAGACTTCAACGTCTTTTAATATGTTAAGATCATACACGCTGTAGTGAGAAGACTCTCTATACAAATTTGTCGCTGTAGCTTCTGAATCTATATAAAACTCGTGAGACAAAGTAACACAAGCTGCGTCGACAGGAACAATAAAGTCATTGCTCTGAGAAATACATCGAATAGCTACAACATAGTGTACATTTTTAGGTATGTTTATGAGAAAAGTAGTTGCGCCAAAGTCTGACCAGTTTGTTATTACGTCACCTTTTTTAGCGTGCCCAACCTGCCATTTGACGTACGAACTTGGAAGAGCTGCTACTGTACTTGAAGGCAGCAACACTTCATGAGAGCAACCTGCAGTTGCAAGAGTTATTTGGAAAGCATCTACACTGCTGTTAGATACATACATACTGATGCCTTTGACAGCATAGCTGTACCAAATAGGCAATCCGTGAGCTATATGTATCTCAGCATAGTATGTGTCATCTCCATATGTAGCATGCGTAGCTACTGTCTGTTTATTCATGCTCGTGTTACTTGAAGCATTACCTATAAATTCGTTCAAAGGTTCTACGTCAGAGTATTTAAGAGATGTCCAAACTTCATCGTATTCAATAGTCGCAACAAGATCAGCCTCAGTATTATTCATACCTGTAGCAAGAACATGCTCTTGTAAGGTGCCTGCGTCTACTACTTCGTAGTCTTCTTTAATTGAAAATTCTTCACCTATAGATGTTAATACACCATCGTCTGTGAGCATGAATTCACCAGAACTGCTTAAGCCTTTTCCCCATATAGATACGCCTTCTCTTCTTTCATAGCTGAGAGTGTTCCCATTGATAATTAAAGGCGAGTTAGCTCTGTATATGAACCAGTCATTTTTAGGTTCGAGTATTCTACTTACAATGACATGAAGAGAGTCGTCTTCAAAAAGAACAGTCGGTAAAAGACTTTCATCAGTAGGAGCGACAGGTAATGTTGACTTTATTTCACCAGTGTATATATCTACGTCTAGTGAAAAAGGTACATTTTTCTGAGTAAGACCTACTATACGTATATCAGTATCGTTGAGCCTTTGAAAGCCAAGGCCTGTTGCAGGAAACCCAGTAGACCAGTACGCCCAGTCTTCAAGAGCGAATGAAAACTTGAGGCCTGTCTGTCTTTCTTGTAGTACATAAAAAGGAACACCACGAGAAGTCTCTCTGTTGTGTATAACAAGATTACGAGCTTCAAGTTCAATTATCTGTGGCAAATCTTCTATGTCGTCTAAGCCATACAAGTTCGGTCGAATAGAGTTATCGCCTATAGAAATTAAGTCAAAGTTATGCCGCCACCATCCAGCGAAATAGCCGTCATCTTCATAACGAACAGACGTCTGTAAAACACCACCAAGCAGCTTCTGTCTATTGAAAGAGAACTTCGGCTGCCTAACATTAACAAGCATGTCTGACTTATTGATGTCAAGAGGAGAGTCTAAAGGTATGTTAAAGTTCTGAGATTCGTTCACTATCATCTCCTACTAAGCTTACTAAGCCTAGTTGTATATCTTCAATAAAGGCACTGATTATAAATCTCTGTAAAGAGTCAGGTACTTCAATGCCTAGAGCTTCAAACTTAACTATCGTAATAGCAGCCATCATCTTAAGAGACATTTTGTCTACAGCAAAAGATACAGTATCCCAAGACACTTCATTTTTAATTACACGTGTAATCGTACGAGCAACACTCATCTGCTTATAATCAGGTTCTTCTTTCAATGCTTCATTCTTATTACCAAGAGGCGACGTTATCGTAACAGGCTTAAGGTCTACCTCTGCTTCGTCTACTAGCTTCTTAACGTCAGCCCAACTCATTGAAGAGTCTTCATCCTTAAACACTTCTGCGTTATAGTTCACTATGGTTCTAAAAAGCTGAGACACAAAACGACTGATACCATCTAACTGAGCTTGGAACACGGTGTCTCTAGTCTGGTCTATAGCAATAACAGCTGCCGCGCTTCTCATGTTCTCCATGTTGAATGAGACTTGCTGCAAACCAGCGAGCTCATACATCTCGGTCTTTAGTTCTGTTTTTGTAGCAGATAGCTGTGCGTCAATTGGCGTTGGGTTTATAACAGTCATCAAAGAGTCTATTGGTCTTGAAGAGTCAACGTACAGAGCTTCACCAGAACCATTTGAGATAGATTTCATAGCGAGGTCTACGTCATTATTGAATACAGGTACAGCGCCTTTATACATACGTATAAGCTGCTGTATTTTTGCGTTAACCTTATTAAGCTCTCTCTGTGTAGGATAAAGTAAGTCAAACAGAGAGGACGCGGTAACCTTGCTAAAGCCGATGTCCCAGCCAAAAGTGACCATTTGTACAGTATCAAATGGATAGTTAACCTCTTTCAATGTCTTACCGTTAATCGTGATGATCACTCTTTTCTCAGGACAGTCAAAGTACATCTTGAAGTCTACGCTATCTTTGTTGTCTATCTCATCTAAGAGAGTTTGTTTAAGCGCGTCGTCTTCTCTAGCTAAATACGGCGTTAAAGACGTAGTTGGGAACTTATAGTTACGATATAACATCTGCTTAACGTCGTCAGAAGTGAACTGAGATTCAAACATGCCGACTTCATAGTCATTCGCTTTTACAGGCTTATGCGTAATCGGGTCGATAAACACATGACTGAAACATACAACAGCTGCGTCATGGAATACTTCCATACACATACGGTTTATTTTTTCATTTCGTATAGCTTTACGCATGAGGCGTTCAACTTCGTCTTTATACACGATGTATTCTAGTGTAGGCACATCAGCTACGAGAGTAGGCTCGAAAGTAACAGTGCCTATTCGACTTACAACCTGGTCAACTATCTGCTTCAAGTAATTACTTGACATGCCTGTTCCAGTATCAGTTCTTTCCTGGTCCATCGTCGTGAATGAAGGCACGTTATAAGAAGAAGTGACGTAGCCACCAGAACGTAGCGTAGGAAGTATTTTATTATAGAACGCGCAAATCTTCAGGTACTCTCTGGTATACTTTGTTTCTATAATAGAATTAAGCTTCGCATAGTCTGTGCGTATCTCTTCAGGCAAAACCCATTCGTCATTATTTTTTCCAGGATAACGACCAGGTACATATAGCTTAGAGATTTTGTCTTTCTGGTAATTAGCTGCTGTTATCATCTTAGAACCTCTTGTTTATCGCATCAATGATATGAGGTGGAAAAATTATGTCCTTACATAAGGCGTCACTTAAGTAAGATATTTTCTCTATGCGAGGCACCACTCTCTCTGTACCACTAGAATCTACAATAGTGATCTGCTCTTGAGGTATAGAACTGTTATAGCGATACTGTGGCCCATACATTATTTCATCATGAGTAGCTCCAACATCTTTCTTAAATAGAGAGGGATCTAGACCCTGTGTTCTAATACGATAAACAAAATCACCATGACTAGTAGGCAAATAACCTGCACGATCAAATTTATCTTTCCGAGCATAGGACGACGCCACTGAGGGTTCTGAAGACACAAAGACCACTTTGCCTGTAGGCGATGCATCATCTCTTTCAGGATACTCTTCTTCGACTCCTTCAAATCCTTCTTTCTCAAAGTCTACCTCCTCATTGGTGCCACGGTACAAGAATTCA